AGGGTTAGGAATATTTAATTCTTTACCATTGCGAGATCTAAATTCTACCGTTGTACCTTTAACGATTGCGTTGAATCGCATTCCGTCAAGCTTGAGCTGGACATAAGCTGGGAATGAGATTTTGTCGGCGAGCTTTTGGTCGTATCCAGAAGCCAACATAACTGGGTATGTCGAGATAGCTCCTGGCCAAATTTTATTAACAGTTGCTTCGGAGACTCCGCAACGCATGTCTTTTGCAATAATACGCTCAATGATTTTTGCATCTTCTGAACTCACCGATCCTAAAATAAATTGTAAATGGTTAATTGCATTATTGCCTGTCATCACCCTGTCTGACAACACACTAAGATTGTCCAATGCTTCTTCTAGTGTTTTTTGATGGATATCTGGAGCAGTTTGATATGTTGGAATTTTCCTGATATAAAACTGAGTAAAGGGATCCAACGCCAAATAAAATACTCTTTTAAGTAAAGTGTTATTCTTGTTTTTAATAAGAATTGCTTCTTTAGCTAAACGGGAATTGTCTGAAGCTAATTGTTCAAAAATATTGTAGATGTTGCTCATTTCTGCTCCTTAATGTCTTATTATAACACCAATTGGAAAGAATGTCAAGCAATATTTCCAAGAAACGGATTAAATTGTCCATTGATTGAGAATAATAATTTATATTTAATTTCTTCAGCAAGCATTTTTTCTTTGACCTTCTCAATAGCTTCTAGAGTAGGATAAACCCCCACAATCGTTTTACGTTTTACTCGGCGGATCTTATCGAGGTATTTTGCTTCTAGAATATATTGATTATACATTTGTTGTATCTTTGGCCATTGTTGTTGTAGTTGTAATAGTTTGATACATATTTTCAAACTCTTCATGTTCTTCAAGTTCTAAATTAAAGTTTTGTTTGTGGTATACTTTAGCCATACGACGGAATGTCTTTTTAGATAAATCATATTTCTCACAAATTTCTTTAATTGATTCACGAACAAATTCTCGTTCACCTTCGGTGCGCGTCATAGATCCACTAATTTCTTTCATACAATCTAGAATAGCTTTGCGGTCTGCTGGGCTTGATGGAATAGTCATAATATATTTTCCTTTAAGTTATTTACGTTCAATGTCTTCTTCAATACAATTATCGCCATATTGGATTTCAATAATCTTTAATGGGGATTCGGTTAAATTACAGAGCTGATGCCATTCAGTATCTGAAATACTAATAGTTGCAAAACGTTCATATGAACCTCTTTTGACTATTTCTTTTGTTTCGGGATGAATTGTATTTACTATTGCCTGTCCTTCTGCAACAAACCACAATTCACTTCGGTGTTGATGTCTTTGCATACTTAGAGACTTGCCCGGCTCTACGGTTAGTTCTTTAAGTTTAATTTCTTTACCATCTTCTTGGAGTACTCGATAATAACCCCATTGCCGCTCGGTCTTCGGTGCTTTCCATTCTTGAAGAATCCAAGAACTAGAATTCATCTTGTTTTCGCCACCTACGCCGAATACAAATTCTAACTTATCATCTACAATATCCATTTCAGGAATATTCTCTTTAGTACGGTCTCCGCCATTCGCAAAAACAATCGTTTCATTGGGAAACAATTCTCTGACTTTTCTAATTGCACCTTTAGCACTATTATCAGCATCATCAAAAGAAATACAATAAGTAACAGGTTGAAGGGCTTCTATGATTGCCATGCGCTCATTCAATGGCATAAAAGGTTGACCTTTTTTCCGTGTTAGCCAATCATCAGAATTGACTCCGACAACCAATATATTACCTAATTTTCTAGCTGCTTTAAAATATTCGATATGACCACTATGTAAAGGATCAAATCCGCCCGTAACTAATACTACTTTCATATTAACGTCTCATACTTGAAATTGATTTGGCCTCATCATCAGTAAAGATGGGGACAGCATTAGACTTGTGCATAGTTCCAATGCCTATCATCTTTGTGCCTGTATATTGAGGAATGGGTTTGCTTGCAACTGCACCTGTGTGTCCAGTGTTTAAGCTTTTGATATGTGTATTTGTGATTCTGCCTGGAGGAGTAGATAAAGAGTAAGATAACTTTTCTACTTTAGCGGCAGCTTTGTTTTTTGTGCCGTGGGATTGAACAAGCTTTTCCCATTCGGCGGTAAGTTCGCGATGCCGTTTTGCTTCTTCAGCATTGCGAAATTTTTGTTTGCCCTTTTTCTTACCTAAAGCAGATAACCAAGGGCCTTCAAGGTGCATAGTCATATAGAATACCTCACTTTAAACATACTTTATTATAACACCTTTTTCAATACTTGTCAAATGCTCTGTATTTGTGATCCTCAAACGATCTCTTATCGTATAATGGATCATCTGGCATGGATCCTAAATCTAACCAGGCTTCTTTGTTGGATACCTCTGCAGAATTGATTTTGAACAAACTTATTACTTGTTCAAAGAAGCCTCTTTCTTTTTTGCTAGGACCGGAACCTTTTTAGGTGGTAGTACATCCGGGAACGCTTCTCGAACAAGATCTTCTTTCAATGACTTGTACTTTGTTTGCAACTTTCTATCTTTTGCCAAACAAACAACTTCTGCTTCTGTCCAATGAATGCCTTCTAGCAATTGAACAAATAATTGTTCTTTTCGCGCGCGAGTCAAATTAATACTTTCATTTAACCAAATGTAGAATCGTCTAAATTCGGTATAAAGATTAGTTTCAGAATATCCTGTTGGAATAGACGTGTCCTTCTTGAATGGAGGCTCGCCGTCAGGTAAATGTACTTTGATATCAGTATTAAAATTAATTTGCAAAATGCCTTTTAGTACAGGCGTATCATATGCTCTTAACACTTTAATTTTTGATTCTTTGCTTCCAGCCTTTTCGACTTCGTCAAAGATTTGCGGTATTGATGTTTTCATTTTAAAATTCCTCGATGAGTTCGAGCATGTTTTTCATTTTATGCTCAATAAAGAAGTTTAGCAACTTGCTTTTATCTTTTTGTGGTTTTTCGACATAACTATTTATAATAGCATTTTTAATTTTGTCGGGAATGGAGTCAAAACTAACTAGCTTTTTGTTACGTTCATAATTCTTTTTGAAGTCTGCATCTTTTGGCATTGCTTCAAAGTCTTTATACCATACATCAATTTTATCTTGACGAATAGCTTTCTGTCGGATACCATTTACAATGCTATCATCTGCGGATAATACATTTGGAACCCCGTCACCTTTATCACCTCGAATAATATGTTCGAAGATATATTTTTCGGGACTAATGTCAGGCTTAACGTATTTCTTTTGTACAGGTGAAAACTGTTTCACATTGCTATACTTTTGCAACTGAATAAAGTCATGATCGCCAGAAAGAACTAGGAATGGCTTTGGATCCTCAAACAAAAGATTGTTTGTATCATTTGTTTGAGACCACTCTGCTAAAACAGCAATAATATCATCTGCTTCTGCGCCATCGACATTGATTACCTTATATGGAAAGAATACATCAATCTCACTTCTAATAAGGTTCAATGCTTCAAAGATTGTTTTCCAATCAAAACCGGAATCTTCTCTTGCCTTCTTACGACCTGCTTTATAGTACTGGAAATATTCGCGTCTCCAATAATTTTGATTGTCGCAAGCAATAACTAGCTCACCATATTCTTTACCAAATTTTTGTTTATAGCTTCTAATAGAATTTAAAATCATATGCCGCAAAAGGGGCACTTGAATTTCCACATCATTACGTCCGCCTACTTCCATCATAAGATTAGAAATAGCGGTTTGGTTAAAATCAACTACGATCATAATTTTCTTTCATTACATATTTGTTCTATAAGTTGCTAGTACGGTATCGCCTTGTTTTATCGTTATTGTATATCTAGTAATTTCATTTCTTGTCATTAATGCATCTATGTTATCTGCAGCTGCCCTCGCACTAGAATATAATGTGCCTAGGTTGAATGTTTGTGTTTCGTTTGTTTCTGGCGTAGTGCCTGGAATAAAAACTATTGCCGTATAAGTTTGACCCGCCGTTTTTGCCGCATCAAAAGGTCCAACATCTGTTCCTGTTACTGATTGAGATGTCACGACACTTGTTACTGCAGTTACATTACCATTTGGATCCACATATGTACCTTCTACAGCTGTCGTAGGCGATACATTAGCTTGATCTTGCAATACTTCTATATACTTACTAACTGCAGTTTTAACATTAGGCTTAACTGTTAAGTCTAATACTTCACCGGAGCAACCTGAAAGCAAATTGAACACTATCTGAGTAATTTGAGATTGAATAGCATTACGAAGAGCGGCTTTATTAATAGATGCATTAAAACTATCAATAAAACCATTTACAGTACTTTCAAACCCAAGAAGAGCAGTTTTATATGCATCATATCCAGTATTTGCTGCAATTTTATCACCGATAGCTTTAATCAAATCACCTTGTTTAATTGAATCAATTAAATTTTTAAGGTCAACATCTGGTACTGCATCATTTGGAGTGCAACCAGATCCTAAGAGATCTTGTAATGAACATCCACCGCCTGCTTCTGCACCTGATAATGTAGCAACACCACTTAGCTTATCGGAATTACCCTTATATGTGATAAGCTTAGCTCTTAAACGAGTCAAATCTGCTTTTTCATCTGTTAGTGATTGTTTTTCTGCAGCAATAGTTGTAAAGGGAGGAAGAGGGGAAGCAGTACCTGCACCATTTGCATTTTCATATGTTGTAATGTCTTGTTGGCGAATTGTTATTCGTGTCACTCTGACATCTAATTGATCTATTGTTGTATCAAGAACAGATCCTATAGGATTTTGATAGATTTGCTGAGCAATCTTCTCCATCGT